AGAGAAGAAGAAAGATTCTCGTCCGACGCGTTGTTCTGGATGATGAACCAGTCGGGTTCCTCCGCGGAACCACCTTTGGTGGTGAGGATCTTCGACGCGGTGTTGGTCACGTTCTGCGCCGCGACGACCCGTGTCACGACTTGGGGCCGTGGGGTTCGGGGAGGCCGTTCTCCGAATCCTCCTGCCGCCAGTCGGCGGTGTCACGATCGATCTTCTGGACGTAGAAGTCGTCGCCGCCGTCGACGGACTTGCCGCGGATGGTGCTGGGGGTGGGGCCGGAACCGTAGCCCTGACCGTGTCCGTACTTGCGGGTAGTGGGCATGAGGGGAGGTTACCGGAGCTCAGGGTCAGGAAGGTGAAAGGTCAATGTAGACGGTGGTCGTGATCGACGGGATCGTGATCTCGGCGGTGGTGACGATGTCGGTGGGGAGGGTGAGTTCAGCGGTGGTGGTGACCGCTGGGAGGGTGATCTGGACGGGGGAGAGCCCGGTGACCGGCGGTGGTGGGTCGGGGTCCGGGTCCGGGTCAGGATCGGGATCGGGATCAGGGTCCGGTGGTGGGCCGACCGGCCATTCCGCTACCGGGGGGATGACCTCGAAGTCGGTGAGTTGGAACGTGTGGAAGTTGAACGGCCCCCAGCGCGGGTCCATCGTGACCGCGAACCCGCCTGTGTCACCGCGGTAGTCCCCGGTGTTGTGCATGGTGCGGTCACCGACGATGCACCCGTATTCGGTGAGGGCGTTCGCGAAGACGCGTTCCGGGGTGCCGGCGGTGAACGTGTTGCGGACCGAGGTCTTCAAACGGAGGCGGGCACCCGCGCGGAGGGGGTGGCCCTGGATGTCGCCGTCACCGCCGCGGGCCGGTTCGACCCAGCCGGTGGCGTAGTTGGGGAGCGCGAGGAACAGGGCGTGGTTGATGTGACCGGCTTCGATTTCCTCGTACCGGACCCACAACGGGAGGTGGGGGAACTGGGCGGCGACCGCACCACCGGGTTGACCGGGGGCGTCCCACGGGATCTTCATGTCCCAGTGGTCGTAGGTGCCACCCCCGTTGTACTGGATCACCCATTTGGTGCGGCCCTGGGTGGCGAGCGACGCCTGGAAGTCGGAGAGGTGATCGACCTGGATCATCTCCCACAGCTCTTTGTCTTCCCAGTTGTACAGGTAGACGTGGTTGTCGAACGCCCCGTTCGGGTCGCCTTCCCGTCGCACCAGTTCGGGGAACGGCACCATGACGTCGACGGGGGTGTAGTCGGTGACGAACCCGGTGAACAGCACGAACCGGCGGATCGGGGAGTGGGACCGGTCCCAGGCGAGGATCTTCGGGGTGGCGTGGGTGATGAGGTTGAACGGGAAGCCACCGACCGCACCCTGGTACGGGCTGTGACCGGCGCTGGAGTCCCCGAACGTCACGTTGACCGCGGGGAGCTGCGCGGTGCGGACGGTGTCGACGGGGGCTGTCGCGACATTGAGGTGCCAGAACGCGTTGGGGAAGGCGTCCCACGGTTCGACAGGGAGGTCAGGGAGTTCCGGGGTTTCCCAGTCGTCCCACGGAGGGCTGTCCTCCTCCCTGACGAGATGCGGGGCCATCAGACGGAGAACGGTGGGGTCGGGAGGGTGAACACGACGGGACCGTGGACGATGGTGATGGTCTGGCCGTCACCGTCAACCCGGATGAGTTGCACGACCCATTCCGCGCGGTACGACGGGTTGACTCCCATGTTCACCCAGTCCGCGACGGTCATCGTGAGGTTGATGTCGAGGAACGTTTCGGTGGAGTTGTCGTCAACGGTTGTGAACTGCTGGATCTGTTCCTGTGCGAGGGCGTTCCATGTGCGGATGTACGCCTGCGCGTACCACATGCTGCCGGGGGGCCGGTTGATCGGGGACGCGAGAGTGACCTTGAGGTCGTCGGTGGACGGGCCTTCCAGGATGCAGGATTCCTCACCGTCGAACCGGTGCCGCCACATCAGGCACGGCCTTGGGTGCGGGCGGACTGTTCGGCTTGCATGCCGGCGTCGATTTCCGCTTGGACCCGTTTGTCGATCAACTGCCACTTCGGGACGCGGTGAGCTTCGAGGAGGGCTTTACGGTCGATCGCGCCGACGGAGAACAGGAAGTTCATCTGCTCCAGGTAGGCGGATCGGGAGACTGGGAGAGCGGAACCGGCGTTGACCAGAATGTTGTACCGAAGAGGAATGGCTCCGTTCTCGGATGGAAGCTGGAAGTGGCGGGCGCGGAGGGCGATCGTGTGGGGTTCGCCGTCCTCTCCCGCGATCGCCAGTATTCGCGGCGCGCTGTAGTTCTCGACGACGAGGTCGCAGAGTCGGGTGTAGACGCCACGGAGTGAGTACTCCAGATTCCTGAGAGCGAGCCGTATGCGAACAAACCCTGCCTCCTGCATGCTGTTGACGACGTCGGTGGAGTTCCGCCCGCCACCGGACTGGGCGCGTGACACCGCGTTGTAGCCGCTGATCCTCTCCATTTCTTCGATGAAGAACTTGACGAGGTCGAGGTGGAGGGGGTGAATGGGGGGCGGGTCCAGCCAGTCCACCTCACCGCCGTTGCCCATGAGGACCCGCTGCCCTGGCTTGTTGGTGATGAGTTGGCGGGAGACCTGCGCCTGCTGGTTCTCCTTGAGGACCGGGTTGCCGAGGAGGTCGAGGTTGTGGGTGATGGACGCGAGGGACTTGTTGATCTGCACCTGACTGGGGGCGAGAAGCTCCACCATCGACTGACCCCAGAAATCGCCCTCGTCCTCGCACACGTACCGGGAGTACGGGTGGTTGGGGTGTCCGTAGAGATCCTTGGCGTCGGAATCCAGGAGGACACAGTTCCCGACGACGCAGATGACCCGCCACGACTCAACTGTCGAAGTTGGCTGACGCTGGTCGGGGATGGGGGGGTTCACATGCTGGTGGGTCCGAACCCAGCATTCGATGAGTACCACGTCGTCGGAGAAGGTGAGGTCGCTGGATTCGGCACCGCGATTGGACTGGCCCGGAAGCCCGTACCCGTACTGCGGGTTGGCGGGTGCCGTCTGCCCGTCGTAGTTCTGGCCGGTGATCGCACCGGGGTTCGCGCGTGGGAGTTTCGGGTTTGGCCCGCCGATGGGGTCAGTGGGTTCGTCGATGTCGTGCCACTGACCCGACCGGATCTTGGAACCGGCCCCGGGGAAACGACGGTCCAACTCCTGGAGCGAGTATCGACGGGCTTCGATGAAGTAGTTGCCGTCCCGGTCGGATGTGGCGTGCGGGTCCGGGTAGAAGCAGTACGGGTTGACGCGGTCGATCCGGGCCTCACCGAGTCCGCCGTTGAGGGTCTGGTCCCAGGTGGTTTTGAGGATCCCGGTGCCGTACCGGAAGGCGTCGAACATCGCCTTCGTTAGCTCCAGTTCGGACAGTTCGTTGTGGGTGATGGCATCCGCGACGGTCTGAAGATCCCAGCAGCACTGCTGCCAGAACTCGGCCTGAGGGGTGTTGGGGACCATCGCGGGCGCGAGTTCGATCCCGGGCCGGCTGTCGGACAGGTAGGCGACGAGCGAGCTGATGATGGGGCGTACCTCCGGGATCTCCGGTTGCGGCATGTATTTCGTCGCGCCACTCATCCACGTGCGGTTCTTCATCACCGCATCCCACCGCCTCCAGTCGGTGACCATCGGCCGGCGGTACGCGCGGGCGTCCTGGAAAAGCTGGATCACTTTCCCGGAGAGCGCGAGCTCCGCGGGGTCGGTCGCGGTTTTGTAGTCCCCGTAGTTGGCGCGGACGTCCCGGCCGGTAAGGCTGGCGCGGTTGTACCGTTGCGCTTCGGCTCGCGGGATGCCTTGTTTCTGGACGGGTTGGTCACCTGAACCGACCGGTTTCGGGGGCGGCGGGATGGAGGTGATCTCGACGTCGGCCACGCGCTGAGGCTACTCGTCGGGGGTGATCCCGAGGGTTGACCGGTCTGTTGGGTCAGCCTGACCGTAGGTGACGTCGTACCCCATGCGGGCCGACATCTCGTCCTGCTGCCGGTTCAGGTGGTTGCGTTGTTGCTTCTCGGACGACACCTCTTCACCGGTAGAGGGATCGTACGCGGCGTGTGTGACACGACCGATCCCGTACCGTGCCGCCCCTTTGAGTCCGTCGGGGTCGATGAGTTTCCCGGTGTCAGGATCGAAGATCACTGGTTGAGGAGTCCTTCGATGATGGTGTCCCAGTGGGCGTCGTCGAGGGCGTTGACGGACGCCAGGGAGCTAGTCGGTAGTACGAGTTGGCGGTCGGGGCCGGTGTAGGGAGCGAGGGGTCCGGCGGTGGCAGCAGCGATGTAAGCGATAGCGAGAGACATGACGGTGTCGTCATGCCCCTTATCGCTAGCTGGACCGTAACCACCTGTGGTGAGGGTGACATAGTTCCTCAGTTCCCCGTAGGTGTGGCCGTTGTGGAGGGTGATGTCGCGGTCGACGAGCAGCTTCAGTAGGTGCCCGATCGCCCACTCTTTCGACTTGTACGTCGTCGACCAACCGTACTGGCTAGCCAGGATGCCCGGGTTCTTGTCCGCGAACGTCGACCGGTACAGGTTCGGGTACTGCATCTCCACCAGTCGTCCGATAGTCCCGTAACCAGGACCTGTAGCTTCCGGGGCCAGGAGAGCTTTGTTGAAGTACAGACCGAGGCGAGCCAGGTCGTCCGCGTAACTGAGGGGGTCGATCTTGGCACGCCACGTTGCGACCTGTTGGAGGTCGCGGCGGTTGACGACCTGGATGCACGCGTAGTCCCCGCGTGTCGTTCCGCTGGGGTCACCGCCGATGGCGTACCGTCCCCAGTCCAGATCAGTGCTGGGGTTGCGGTAGAGGGTGAGGGGACCGCTGACATCGGGGATGAACCTGACCCCCGTGGCTTCCTTGACGTCATAGACGAGCCTCCCTGTCCGTCCGGTCTCATGGGCGTAGCAGGCGTTGAGTTTGTCGATGGGGAAGATGTTGACCCCGGTGCTGACGAACGCTTCTTCGGGGGTCGCGGGGTATTCCTGTTTGAACTGGTTGACGTCCCCGTTGGCGAGGTTGCGGATCGCCCACCGCCGCCACGCAACACGGTCCTCCCACTCAGACGTGGGGCCACCCAGTAGACGGACCAGTAGTCGTTCGTCCTCGTCGAGCGTGGAGGACTTGATGGCTTTGTAGACGTGTTTGAGGTGGGAGGCGCGGTACCCGGGATGTTTCCACCAGGGGAAGAACATGGGGACATAGTCGACGTTCCCTTCCACCGCGGCGTACCACAGGTCGTAGAAGTAGTTGCCGATCCCGTTCGCGGTCGATTCGAGTACGACCCCGGTTTTCGGCGCGACGGGGACGGTTTGGTTGAGGGAGAGCATGAGGGTCTCGCCCTCATCCCAGAACGCGACCTCCGAACCGTGCAGGAACCGGATGGTCTTCCCCCTGCCGGCGGCGGTGTTCTTCGCGGTGGTGACCCGGATGCTGCTGCCCCACTGGTCCCACTGGAGATGCTTCCGCGACTGGTATTTCGCTTCCCTCAGCGGTTTGTACGCGAACGTGTCCCAGTACCGGGTGGTCATGGTCAGCAGATGCTCTGAGCTGTCCATGTCGTGGGCGACGGTGAGCTCAGCCTGATCAGGGATGATCTGCGCCTGCGCGAACCCGATGGCCTGCGTCGCGGTGGAGATCCCCGGAATCGGCGTCCGCGAACGGGGTGGTAGTGCG